CTAAATGACACAGCACAGGCTGAATGTAGTTTACAAGCAGAGCGTTGTAATCAGCAGGCAAGTTGCTATTAGCAATGCCATCTAGAATCCTATTGTATAGGTCAGTGCCTAAGATGTCCTGTATATGGATATCCTGTGCGCTCTTGATAAAAGGGGTTATCTTGTCGGTATCGACATTCCCGTTTATTGGAGTGAGTTTCAATATGTCTGCCCGTGTTACTAGGAGTACTTGTGCCATCTTAATTTAGTTTTCCTTTACTTGGTGTATCAATAGGCTTAGTTGCCACTTGTGTAGGGTTCTTTGGCAGTGGTGCTCCCTTAGATACTGCCTCACTTACGCTTGATGGGCGCTCGTTCTCAAGACCTGCCGTTTCACTCTTAGGTAAGAATTGGCCACCATCGCCTCTTTTACGGAAATACACTTTGCGCGTCCAATAGTGATGGCAATATGCGCCGCCTTTCCATAGCCATATGCTGTACGTAGATCGTCCCTTTGGAGCGAATTGGCCGTTTACGCCTTGGTCCCCCATTTGTAAGATGTCCTCTTTACGATAAACCACCCCTGATCTAGCCGCATTGACCATTCTAGAGCAAAATTCACGTGAGTTGCTGCTGTCTCTCTTTGGAGCATACGCGTAGCGCACCTTAAAAAGCCCTCTATCTTGTGAACTCTTGTCCTGTGGCTCTGCATATTGCTTATAGAAGTTATAGCGCTTATCGTCCTCGTCATAATCGGTAACAGGCACTTCTTCCATGAGTTGCCATTCGTTCTCATCTATGACCTCACCCTTATCTGCTAGGTAATCTAGCCACGCGTGAGCATCGTCATCGTGCAGGTCTTGGCTGCTCAATGTAACGCCCGTCTCTTTTTCGCGTGTCTCTTGGTCTACGGCATTATTATTTAGATCAGTAAACTCTAAAGGCTGTAGTGTTTTGAAGTAAAGGTCAATTGACACCCCGTTGTAAGCAAGTACATCATCAAGAGCATCTAATATGATGCGTTGGAAAGGTCTAATAACGATATTGTCAAACAGCGTAGAAGCCGTTCTAAGCTCGTCAGCGTTATTCCCTAGTCCTGTTTGGTCTTTGATGCCTAAAAGCATAGGAGAAGTGATTCTATGAGCTACCATGACCTTTCTCATGCACTCTGCGCTTAGGAACTCGTATTGGCTTGACGCTTCACTCAATTGAACAGGCTCTAAAGAGGCGCTGCTGTCTCGGCTGTCATTGAAGGCTAGAATAAATCGACCTGAGTTACTGCTTCCTGTAAACTTGCGAGTGATGTCACGCTCGATCTCGTCCTGTTCTTCCTCAGGTGGGATGCCGTTATGGAAGTTAATCAACATGCTAGGCGCTAACCCGTTCTTGATATTGTTCAAATGGTAGTTAGCTACCTCTTGTTCTAGTTCTGCATATTGAAGCCCTCCTTGGTAATCTACAGGGCTGAAGTAGTGGTTACCTGTGGAATAGGGCTTCATGCAGTAGATGCTTTCCGTAGCGTTGTCATCGTACCCAAAGGCAGCAACGCGGACAGGCTCAAAACCTTTTTCCTTGTAACGCGTCCAATCAGGGCTGTACCAATACGCCTCAACCTCGCCCTCCTTATTTGCTTTCTCAGGACGTAGCGTTTGAATAGGCCAATGTTTGACCATCGCGTACTTCTTGCGATTCTTAGACTTTATCAATTGGAACGAAGCCTGACCTAGCATCTTAAGGTCTAAGGATATCTTGCGTAGGCAGTCGTCTCTAAATAGCTTTTTAGTCTCGAGGTATCCTTGCAGGTTTCGGTCTGCTTTTACAGCCTCTAGACCCTCTCCAAAGATTAGGTCAGCAATACCCTTGACAGCCGCATTATTGGTAGGACTGCCATGATACAAGTCTATCAAGTATTGATAGTAGTTATTGTCAGCGCCGTACTCTACCCAATCCTCTTGTTTATTCTCTACGATCTTAGGGCTTGTGTAGCTATTGAGTTGTAAGAACCTCATAATGTCAAATACGTGTTATCATTAGCGCTTGGAAGCGTGTTGTATTCATAATAAATCGAGAATATCTCAGGGTTTTGGTCTTGGTCATAGCTAAAGGCTACCCCCCTGAACACCTCATAATTTACGGCGCTTATTTCCTTATAGACGTGAATAGTGTACCATCTTTGGTCGGTAGCGGAAAACGTGAAGTCTAGTGTTAGCGCTCTGTTGCTTTCCGTGGCTGTAAGACTTGTAATTGTCACAGACGTGCCTGTCTGTTGGTCTACAACCTTCACACTATAGGTTCCTGCGCCTTCCTTGTATCTAGGAAAGCACTTAAAACTTTGATCTGTGCTGTTTGCTTTTAAAGTGATCATACCAATATAACGCAGAGCCTTTCATATGTCATAAAAAAAGGGGTAACTCTCGCTACCCCCGTTTTAAAAACCAATAAACCTAAGCTACTCTTAAGTAGGTTCAATATACAAATAATTTTTAAAAACTAAAATCATAGTACTCGTCCATGTACCCAAAAACGATATTCATAGGGTACCACTTGTTTTTGTTCCATGCGTCTTTGCCCTGTGATCTCCACTTTCCCCATTTAAAACGTAGTTCTGTGGTGTAGCCTGTGCGCTCGTATCTGTAGTCCTGAGCTTCACACATGCCCCTATCGTCCGTGCGTATGGCTCTAGCCTTTTCAATAACGCACATCTTGCCATCCTCGGACACCTCGTTCACAAAGTATGCGTGTCGATCAGTCCACATCAATTCTGTGGCACCCTTACCCACTACGGGAGGGGTTGGGTTGTTGCTTTTCAAATGGTTCATTAACGAACCTGTTTCTGTACCTAGTTTCATATTGCTTGTTTTTAGGCGTTAGTATCAAAATTAAATAACTGCGGCTGCCCGTCACGGGGTGCGCTTTTAGCGTTGCGTGCTTTTATCATAACCTTAGCGGCCTCTATAATGGCCTCAGGCGTTAGGTGTTCATCTTCCTGCACCTTGTTGTAGAGTACAGCGTAGGCTAGCGATGTAATGTTGTTCAGTGGGCCAAACTCGTCAACCAAGTCACTCCAATCATGTGGGGCTAAATCTAAGGCGATGGCCCAACAATCGGCGTAGTATATACACTCGTTCTCAATTACTTGGTTTACCAAGTCATAAACGATATCCTCATCTAGGCTGCCTTGGTGCTCTAGTTCAAAACTTACATGCTCGATAACATGTCTACGAAAATCCGAATAGTAAAAAGTTGCTTTCATTGTATTGCTTGTTTTAATTCTTTCACTAAAGTAACACTTATTTTTTAATTACCAAAAATAAAAGCAAAAAAAAGGGAGGCCCATTATAGACCCCCCTACGCAGACAGAGAAACAGGGATTCTCTAGATATCGTCAATGCTTGAAGTGGATACTACCACACCAACATTCACCAATGTGTCATCTAAGAACTCAGCAGGACGGGTTTCCATGCCTGTAAGAGTCAAGGAGTATCCACTAGCGTCACCCATAGCGGCTCCACGTGTAATGTTACCTCCTGTAACGTCCATACCGAACTCAGCACCTGCAAGGAAGATGTTCCCGTTGTTATCCTCAACAAATACTTTTGGACGTCCTGCCACTAGCAACTTGATCTCCTTGTGTGATTTAGGAGATAATTTCTTAAGAGACAAAGTCAATACCTGCTCGTAGAAGGTTGTGCCGTTCTCACGTGAGGTCGTAATCGTCTCATTGAAGTCGTTCGTGCCTCTTAATTCGTATTTGAAAGCAGCCGCACCTGCCTCAAAAGTTAGCGCGTCAATATCGCCGTCAGTCGCATCAAAGGAGATGTCGCTGTATTCTAAGTCGGTAAAGTTTACGAGGTATATGTTTTTTAATCCACCTACTGAATCTTTACAGGGCTCTAAACGTCCCGTTGTTAATGTACATGCCATGATTATAAGTATTAAAAAAGGGCAGACAAGCAATCGCTCACCTGCCCTCTATAGGTTATTCAATTACTGATTAAGCAGTGTAGTAAACGATGTCGCTTCCGATACCATACTGAACACCTGCGGTAAAACGCATTACCACTCTCACATTTTGTGAGCCGTCCAAATCGCTCATGTCAAGAAGCTTCACTTCGTTGTGGTCACTTAGCAAGCCTGTACCAAACATCAAGTTGTCTTTGTACGTAGCCATCGCTTTATTGTCTCCAAGTCCGTTAGCTACAAATAGCTTAACACCATCGAAGTTCAAGTTGCCTCCGTTGTACCATTGAGTACCTTGAGATGCAGTACCTGCAGCACCTAAGCCTGAAGCACCAAAACCTCCCAAAGCGCGAACGTAAGCACGTGCGATGTTTTGAGATACGTAAACGTACATATCCTCGCGTCCGTATAGAGTAGAAGGTACAGCATCTACGATCTTACCTAACTCAGTGATTACGTTAGCAGCAGTCACAGCCGTACCTGTTACGTCAATTACATCTGTATCAGCAGCAGCCAAAGTAGTGAAGCCATTAAACTCACCTGCGTTAGCAGTTACACCACCCCAAATGTTGTTCTCGTTTTTCTGTGCAACCTTAGCCGCTACGTGAGCCAAAAGGAAGTCACTAAACTTAGGAGGCAAGTTATCAAATGTAGAGTAACCCATTTGCACAGCTTCCCAGTCCGAGCGGAAATCTTTCTTACACAATTCTAGATTCACTTGAAATTCTTCGGGCTGAAGAATACGCTCTGCCAATGTGATAGTCGAAGTGTCGCTAAAGTCACATGTAGCATTCTTTACAATAGCGTCAGTGTCGAGGGTTTTGATTACCTCTTTGTACTTGACGTTAGGTTTCACAAGGATACCACCTTGTTCAATCGTGTTAGCAGACAATAGTGCAGCAGAAATATACTGACCTGCAAATTCACCTGCGTAGGTTGTCGTGATAGACGTTGTAGTTGCCATCTTTATACGTTTTTAATGTTAGCAATTTTCGCGAATACTCTCGCTGTTGTGTTATTCTGTGGATTTGCGTTACCGAATGTGATACGCTTCTTGGCTTGACCATTGCCTTCAGGGCTGTGTGACATGCCTGCAGAAGCAGGTTCTTCTTCTAGTTTACGCTTTACCTCATCGAGGTCTTTCTCGGCTGTAGATAGCTGCAATTCTGCTTGCTCTTTTAGAGACGTCAAAGTTGCTACTTCCTCTTTGTAAGCATTTAACTGCTCAGCAAATTCAGCTTTAATCTTGTCGATCTCGGCAAAGAATGTTTCGCGTGAGATTGTCTCGCTTTCCACCACCTTCTTAGGTGCAGCCTCTCCATCATTAGCCGCCTCTACTTCCTCGACAGGAGCCTCTGCAGGTTCTTCTACAGCTACTTCTTCCTCGGACTTAGGCTCCATGATTTCAGTGATTACACCACTATCATCAACTACCATGATCTTGCCATCTTCCATCGTGTAAGAACCTTCAGGCATAGCCATCTTCTCCTTATCCTCTGTTATGACAAATACCGATTGACCTGCTTCGAAGTTCTCGGCCTCAATCATGGTGCCGTCCTCTAGCTTCATTTCAGCTAGCTTAACTTCGGTGGCTTCTTCTTGATTCATACCAAGGGCCACCATAATCTTGTTTAGAGTTTTTGTTGCATCCATATCAATATAACTACTTAGGGTTTCTATGTCGTATTTTTATTCTAATTCGCCTAACTCTCGCAACTTGTTTCTAGACCAACCTAGAGCCGCTTTACCTCCCCACAATAGGTAAGATATCGTTCCGCAGGCTGTAGTGTCGCTTGGGTCATAATACTCCTCAGCACGGCTCAAATAGCTGTGCATGCGTTTAATTGTAGACACGCTCAACGGCTTGCCTTGCGCGATCTGTTGTGCTCTTACCTTTCCTGTTTGTGTGGCGCACTTGTTCCCGTTTTTCTCGTTTAATTCAATGCCCCTCTTGGCGTTGTTTCTAATGCCTTGCCCGTAGTCGCTGTAAGACTCAAAGTCCTCGCGTATAATCTTACGGACGCTAGCTAGCTTCTCCTCGGCTTGTTTAATCTCGGCCTCTCTCTTTTTGCGGTCTATAAACCAACCCTCTATAGAAAAACCTTTCACGGCACCTGACTTTACATACTCTTGCCACACCTCCTCGTTTTCGACTTTCATAGTGACCATCCATTGCCCCTTCACAGCGTCCATGTCGTATAGCTTAGACTTATCCATGTCGGGATCTTCGACTATCCACGACTCGACTACACTAAGACCCTTGAGTTCTACCTCGTGTTCTAAGGTGGTGTTGTTTTGGTTGCCTTTCATTAGGAATAACTCCGCAGCCCTGCGAATGGTTTTCTCGGAGAAGTACACGTAAAACTCCTTATCGCCATCGCGTCTATAAATAGGTTTATTAGGGACCAAGGCAGGACCCATGAGAATGCGCTTGTCTGTATCGACCTCAGCAAACTTTACCTGCTGCTTTTCATCTTTAAGTGCGATGAAGTTGCTTTCAATCGCAGGGTGTTCTACAATACTGATAGCGTCAATGCCATTCACTGCCGCTTCCTCGTCTAGAATTAGTTCTATTATATCTACCATATCAATGTAACGATTTAGCCTCCTAATGTCGCATTTTGAAGCACGTGACGATCTAGCGCAGCATTGGTCTTGATGTCGTCTTGTGTAACGTATGCGCGTTGTGGTTTCTGTTGGTTAAATAATGCGCTTATCTGTGTTTGCTCAGTACCTCCAATAGTCGAGATGCTAGGACCTCCGCTACCCTGTGCTGCTTGGGCCACCTGCTGTACAGGAGCACCACCTGCGGAGGCACTTGGGCTTTGGAACTCTGTGTCTGCTATTTTCTTGACATTGGCTAGACCTAGCGCTCCTGCCACTACAGCATT